GTGCAGCGAAACCACAACCCCGTTCCATACGAAACTGTGGGGCGGCGAACGTCACCAACAGAGAAAGCGGTGCTGGCGACCCAAACTGCTACTGCCATTACGGTTCAAACACTTCGCGAAACGTTGTTTCGATTGTGGCGCGGTTCAGGTATGGAATCGACTTGCTCCAGGTCTCACAGACAAACTTTGAGCTTGAAGCTTCCCCTGGTGGCGTGAAATCGAATGGAGCGTTGTCGTCCGCACGAGCGTCCAAAAACTCTTCAATGGTGTCAGCGTCAGCCTCTGAAACTACAAACGTCAAGTTGTAGGTCTTAGGGTTTTGGTTAAGGCCAAAAGTCAGTCGGGCTTCGTAACCGTCAGCAAATTGCACCCTGCGAACGCTTGGAGCGCTGCGTTTTTGAATGCCGTAAGTCGGCGTAATCGACGGGAAAGTAGCCATCAGCCTGCAAGAAGACCGCCAGGACGTTTCTGTTTCAACAGTTCCTGTTGCACAGCAACACCAATTGCCTTGCCAAGCTGCGAAGCTTGATTAGCGTTGCCTTCGACAGACGAACCAGAAGCATCCACGTTCACCGTTACATTAGCGCTGCCCATTGCGTTGTTTGGAACGATATTGCCCTGCGCTCCAGGGACAAACAACTCAGGGCCACGCTCGCCAACCATGTAAGGACGGCCTGCGCCAACCGCTCCACCAAGTGCTCTGCCTGAAATAAGTGTTGGCGGGGTAAACAGTCCCTTCGGATCGGACAGCGTTCCTCCGCCCAGGCTTGGTGCAAGGCTTGGAATCGTTCCATACTTGCCTGCCGGAGGACCACTACTTTGAGGAGCTGGAATGCCAGCAAACATTCGAGCAATGCCAATCGCGATGTACTGCGCAATCATCTGTTTGGCTACATCGACCAGCATTGATGCAATGCTGCGAAGGAAGTCTGCAAAAGCTTGTTCCGCAGTCTTCGTTCCTTCAGCCACTGCCATCAATCCGTCAAACAAACTATCGGTAGCTGGTCGTGTTATCTCTAAAGCCTCAGCAAATTGCTGTTGAGCAACGGTGGCTTCAAGAATTTGCTCCTGATAAAGCTTGTACTGATCCCGAGCTGCAATAAGGTTTTCTACTTCAGATTGTTTAGCGGTTCCAGCGGCTACTTTGCCTTGCATCAACCCAATCTCTCTGTTTTGCTTTTGCAGCTCAAAATCCATCTCAAGCCCGCCTAAGAAGGCCGTTCGTTGCGAACCGCCAAACGCTCCACCAAACTGTCCGGGAGCATTTGCCTGCAACCTCGCAAGCTGCATCTCAAACCCTGCCTGACTGTCTTTCAGGCTATTTGCAGCCCTAAGAGAACGTTCACGAGCGTTGGCTTCGGCTTCAGCCAGTTTTGAAGTTTTAATTTGACCCGCAAGCCTTTCGGCATCTGCCGTAAGAGTTTTATCTCCAATCTTTCTCAAGCGCTCCATGCGCTGTTCGTACTCTGCGTTGATGTTGTTTCTGTCAATTTCGAGCTGAGAAACTGCCCGACGATTTACAAGCTCCAAGGTGAACTCTCTTTCAAGCGTCATTGCTTGATCAACTTGCCTTGCTCTTTCGTCAGCAGTTCTCTTGGCAGCATCAGAGATTTTTTTGTTTGCAGTTTCTTCTTTTTTTGTTTGAGCTTCGATCGCTTTTGCTGCTCTTTGGTCGATCTCAAAACGCTCTTTACGGAGATCAAGCTGTAATTTTTCGACAGTAGTTTGGAACCTTTGCTTAGCTAATTGCTGGTCTCCTGCATCATTTGCAAAGTCAAGAGCAGCTTTTTCAAAACCATCGTTATATCTCATTAAAGCAATTCGTTTTTTCTCGCTTACAAATCTTTCATTTGCAAAATCTAAACCTGTTTCTTGCAAGGTAAGCTCAGCTTTGGCAATTTTATTTGCATCTTTGTCAACAAGCAGTCTTCTTGCAGCTTGATTAACTCTGCCGCTTGCTTGCTCATTTATTTCACGCATGATATTGAAGGTATCTTCCGTAAACATCATTTGGCTGCTACCAGCAGCCGCTGAGCCAGAAAACACTTGAGTCGTGCTGGCCTTGAGCCTTCTGCCTTCTGGAGTATCGGTGTTAATTAACTTGTTTATTTGCTGGCGCAAGACAACTCGTTCCAGTACGCCAACTGCAACTTTTAATATGCCAACAGAATTTATGACCCCAGCAACGCCTGCTGACATGATTGACATTGCTTTATTAAACTCGTTTCCTAACTCAACTGTGTCCGAACCAAACTGCGTTAATGCCTTAATCCCATCGTCGCCCACTTGGATCGAAAGCTCTTTAGTCGCAAGCGCTAACGCAGCCGCACTTTGATCGGCAGACTCAAGCTCTTTTATCAACAAAGAAGTATTACTGTTTACACCACCTGCAGCAACAATTAACGCCTCAAAATCTGCGGTCAAAGGATTCAATGCTTGACCTAGCTGAGACGTTTTTGCAACAAATCCGTCAACTGCTCCACCGAGCACCTGGCCAACAACTGTCAAGCCACCAAATAACTGTCCTGTAATTGCACCGCCAAGCGCACCACCGAGTGCAGTGCCTGCGCCGCCGCCAAACAGTAATGGAAAAGCACCAGCAGTTAAAGCAGCATTTAATCTGCCTCCACGCTTTCTACCCCCACCTACAGCTCCGGTACCTGTACCTGACGCCCCACGCTCAGCCTGCCGCTCAGCACGCCTTCTTGCTCTAACCTGTTCTCTTAGTTTTTCATCGTGCTCTTTTAATTCAAACCTATTGCGACGCCTAATGTCTTGCATTATTACCTTAGTCTCTTGCTCATACCTTGCTAGTTTTGTCTCAAAGACAATATCATCGTTTTTCATTTCCACTTTTGTTGTAATATCATCTAACTTTTGAGCACCCTTGTTAACTTTTTCAATGCCTTTAAACGCCATTTTAAGGCCGGCTTCAACCTTTTTGTCGAACCTTTTTCGGGCGTCCAGCTTGTTTCTAAATTCTCTCTCTTCATCTCTTTTTAATTCTCTGCTAGCCTTTTCCTCTGCTTTTTGCAAGTCTTTAATAGACTGCAACTTATCCTTAAATACTTTGTCTTCAAGCTCTAATTCTTTCTTTGTAAGCTCTTCTAGCGACTTAAGGTTAGCATTTGCCAGATTTTGAACAACTTTTGTATTTAAATCTCTTTTTTTTCTTGCAAGTTTTAAAACAGCTTGCTCTTCTGCTTTAGAGCCCTTTTCAAGTTTTTTGCTATTAAAGTCTTCTACCGCACGCTGAAGAGAAATCAGGTCACGCTTGAACCTCTGCAACGCATTTAGATTGCTTACCGCAACCGCAATGTCTACGTTGTAATTGGCCACAAGCTGGAACGTAGAGGCTTACGCTCCAGTCTATCGCGATGACATTGTTCGCGCCCCTCTGCCTGTTTTGGCGCGATCCATAACCTTCTCCTCTTCTTCTGCCTTCAACTCGTAAAACGCTGCCCAGCCGATCAACTCTTCCTGCGTCAGCTGAGATGCCAGTTGGCGCACGGTCATTCCCAGCTCCTTGGCTAGGAAAAACATAAAAAGCCAGTCGTTATTAGCTTTTTAGATCTGCCTTCGCTACCTCCACCTTGTTCTCTGAACCAGAGTTCAGCATTGCCAGCTGGATGTCCTGCAGCACTGAAGCTTCAACAGCGTTCTTCAACACTGCCTTTTCACCGTCTTGAAACAGGCGCTTGCCGTCAGCATCCAGCGCTTTCTGAATCATCATGTTCAGCGCAAAGTCGCTGGCATCCTCAGAATCGGTCTTTTTCTGGATCGACTCACGCTCAGCAATAGTCAATGGATGCCAGTAGACCTCTAGCGCAACCTCGCCGTCAATCTCCAAGGCGTGGCGATACAGCTGGCTAACGCCAAACTTGTTACGAAGAAGTTCTGACGCCCGCATACAAAAGAGTTATTTGATTTAACTATACTACGCCACAGCAGTAAATTGACAAGAAATGATCGCTAAATAATGTGGTCGATCATCTCGTTCCAACGGTGTAGGGCCATTGATGTCTGTCACCCTCGGAACTGTTGAAAACGTATCAACGTAGCTAGGAGCATTTACAGAGGTCAGCCCATCAATGACCGCCTCACTCAAGCTTGACAATACAGCCGTACCAGCATCCTTTGGTACGTATACGTTGCATTGGATGACGCCGCTGTAGTAATCCGAGGCTGCGCCTTGGTTTTGCAGTGTTGACTGACCAAAGTCAATGCGAATCACAACGTATTTT